GATTGTAGTACATATACTTTTCAAACTCAGAACACTCCTTATACAAATTGTCGCCTTCTACTCCTTCCAGTTCTAGAATTGTCCTTAAAGCATCACCACTAAGTAAATTAACGAGATGTGTCTTGCCAACTCCAGCTCCTCCATATAAATGAAGAGTAACTGGAGGTTTTCTGTTGCCGTGTCCTGCTGGGGGGGATGTTTGCACTGCTTTGTAGTATTGATTCAATCGTGCTGCTGTTCCTGCATACTGTAGTCGTTCTTCCGAATGTGCGGGTAAATACTTCAATAACATCATAGATTTGATTTCTAATTCTGTTATTTCCATATATGCTGATTGTAATAAGCGCATATCCTTCTGTCCTTTTACCGTCGTGTAGTATGTCACTCGCCTTGAAATGTGCTCAATCTCTTTCTTCAAATCAAATTCATCACCTCCTCGTACCCACTTCACACATGATTTCACAGCATCCATTACATAATCAAGACCACGTGATGTTGGTGCAACTTGCCTTAAAGAGGATAAACATGCATCAACACTACTTTGATTAGGTTTTCGCTGAAAAATCAAACTCAAAACGAGAGTCACAATTGCGTTCATTGCCGATTCGATGTTCATATGCTTCTGAGCCATGCCTTCGTTGCTATTTACAATAAAATTGTAAACCGTTATTGCACACTTTGTAAAAAGTGCCAATGCTAAGCCCTCTATATCGAAAACTCGGTACAGAGCACGTATTGCCAAAATCTTTGCCGTTGTCGAAGGTACACGTGCTATCACATCCAAAGCACAAACCACATCAACCCAATTAAAGAGAGACTTCATTTCTTCTGGAAATGCATCCAAAGTACTTTTCAAAGTATCTATCCAATCGCCTGAATCATCAACCATTCCTGTTTCAAAAAATTCAATGTCGTCTTTTGTGTACCATGCGCTTGCTTCCTCACTTATTTTCTCGTAGAAATGTTTTGTTGCTACGTCCAGTTGTTTCATTGTTGCTTTGTCAGCTGCTGCTTGGCGCCGTTTCTTCATATATTTCATATTCCGATGAAATAAATCTCGTGCTTCTTTTGTGTCGGGCATTGTCAATCGTGTTGTTCGTGAGTGTTCGGGTGACCGGTGTGTTGCTGAGTCGCGTTTCGTGTTTTCCTTATCAATGTTGCCATTGAGTGCGTGCATTTCTTTATTCGTCAATATTTCGTCGTGTAGTGTTTCACATACAATCGTCATCCAATCATACTCCTCGCTAAATCTTTCATAACTTTCAAATACTGTTCGTCGTATTACTCTATCACATAACCATTTTCGTGCGTGCCAAGGAATTACAAGAAAACAAACATCTTCTTCTACTTTCGTGAATGTTAATTCTTGATATTCCATGAAACGAACTGCAACTGTCGTTTCTCTTCCATTCTGTCGTAGAGTGTGAAATTTCGTAATATCACTATAGTAACCAGTAGTTACTACATTGCCGTTCGTTGAATGTTGCATTTTGTTTCGTCGTACTTGTTGCCGTGCTTCCCATGATGTTGCGGGTTTTCCAATCGTTCTCATTTCTGTGTTCGCGTTGTCGTTCCGTTGTTCTTCTTGATCCGGGATTTTCTTCCAGGATTTCATTTCGATGTTCGTTCGTATTCTACATTTAGGTGCTACGTTA